GGCTTTTTCTATCGTGCGAACGTGGACGCCGTATTGCTTGGCCAGCGCTTCATTGCTCAGGTTCTCGCGTATGTGTTTGCGCAGGTTCTCGCGTTGTTTCGCGGCGCTGCGGATTGAAACAATATCAAGGTCTAGCAGCTTGGTTTGCGGTAGCTCTTGGCCCCGTAGGGCCATAGAACGAGCGCGGGAGAGATATTCCCCACGCTCTAACCGCTTGTCAGGGCGGTGTTGTTTCATGCAAACTGAAACAAAGCATTTTCCGCCTCTTGCATAGTCTTAAAAAATCCAATAGAGACACGTTTTCCGTTGACGGATTTTCGTGCGTTCCACTTGCCTGAATGCTTATGGAAATTTACGCCGGTAATGCCAGAGGTGTTGTCTCGCCTAATTCCGCTGAATGTTGCGACTTTGTTTTTCTGCAAAACGTAGTCTGTTACGGCTTGTTTTCTTGCAGCTTGAGCATCTTCAAGCGAAGAAAATCCTCCAAGCCCTAACTCATGACCATTCATTGAAATTCTGGGGAACCACTTTCCATCAGCGTACCTAATGCCGTTGTTTTTCTTTTTTGCCGCTCTGTGTTTCTCAATTGAGTAGCAGAGTCAGCCCATCGGCAGTTTTCTTTGTAGTAGCCAAGGTCATTGTTTATGCGGTCTAAACTTAGTCCCGATGGCTTCTCTCCCATGTCTTCAAGGAAGTTATCAAAGCTCAACCATCTTTCGCAAACGGTAATGCCTCGGCCTCCGTATCTGTGAAAATTTGGTATTTTTGGATTAGTGCAGCGCTGTTTCATGTTTTGCCAACATATGCGCGTCAAACGATAGGTTTTTATAGCCATTTTTGCCAAACAAAAAAGCCCATAGGGACAGTCTCGGCTTACGCCGTGGGGAGACACCGCTAGTACGATGCAGACTGGCCTTATGGGCTTACTAGAACATCTCTCCCCAGAGACTTCTCCATTTTAGCAGGAAAATCCCCTACTTTTGATGTGACTGTGATCTGAGCCGGGGCGGTAATACTGGTCAGTCTCTCCGGTGTATGTACCTTTTCCCACAACATACTTCCGCACTCCTGCAAGGTCTTTTTGGTCTAGCTTGTTGCGGCCTAGCGTCGTGATGTGGTAAGCCTGCTCTGCCTCGAAACAATATCCAGCCTCGCACATTTGATCGAGCCATGTTTTCAAAATGTCGGGGTGAATCTGGCTGCGGCGGTCACCGTGGGTGAAGTAGTTGGCGCGGCGCGGTGATTGTGCGATTGCTGTGAGCATGGTTCGCAGGCGTTCGTTGAGTTTCATGTTCTCTCCGTTGTTGATGAGGATTGAATGATTACACAGTTAGACGGGTAGTCGCATAGGGGTAAACCCTGATTGATTGCTTTGAATTTATGAATACCATACGGAGATGATTAAAGTTATACCGATCAAGCCAGAGGAAACCGAGCCTTGGCTTTTGAAAATGCATTACGCACATCGAATGTGTCCTATTTCTTATGCATTTGGACTGTATGTTGATGATGAGTTGTCTGGAGTGGTTACCTATGGGGTTCCATCAAGTTCTACGCTTAGGCAAGGTGTGTGCGGCGAAGAATTTAAGGATTTGGTTCTTGAGTTAAATAGACTTTGTTGCAAGAACCAAAAGAACTACGCAAGCATGTTGGTTTCAAGGTCTCTTGCAATGCTTCCAAAGCCTTCTATTGTCATAAGTTACGCAGACACAAAGCAAGGGCACGTTGGATACGTTTATCAAGCTACAAATTGGATTTACACAGGACTTAGTGCAAAGCGAACCGATTGGAAAATAAGAGGGATGGAGCATCTACACGGCGCAACCATTGCAGATATGTCTAGAGGTAAAGAAAATAGAGCTGCATTTATGAGAGAAAAATTTGGTGATGATTTTTATCTTGAAGATAGATCAAGAAAGCACCGCTACATATACATTGCTGCTGACAAATACAAGAAAAAAGAAATTGAAAAAAAAATTCAATATAAAAGCCAGCCGTATCCTAAAGGCGAATCAAAGCGATATTTGATAACAGAAAAAGCTGTTACGCAAAAACTTCTCTTCTAAGGGTTTCCCCTAATACCCACCACCCAAAATCTGCTAGACAATCCATTACATCAACCAACCGGAGCGAGTAAATGTACCTAGACATCATCAATCAAACCTTCGCCAGCATTGGCAAAGTGCCTTTTTCTTCCCTGAGCGTTCCCTATGTGAGCTATCACACAAACATCCACGGTCGTGTCGCTCAATACGAGATGCAAGCCGTGTTTAACGACTACCACGGCGAAACAGCAGCACAAAACGCTTTTATCGCAATGCTGGAAAAGAGCGAGTGCCCACTGGTCAAGGCTTACAAAAAGACGGTTCAAGATTGTTTTGTGGCTACAAACTTGGAAGAGTTGGAAGTTTTTACGGAGGAATCGAAATGACTACAGAAAAACAAAAGTGCTGCGGGACTGTTTGGCCTGCTGGTGCATATCGCTCTTACCCATGCGGCCACAACGCAAAGGTCGAGCGCGACGGCAAGTGGTATTGCGGGACTCATGACCCCGTAGCCATCAAAGAAAAGCAGGACAAGAAAAAAGATGAGTCTGATGCTAGGTGGAAGGCAAGCCAAAAACTGCAAGCGGAGGCCGCTGCAAAACGCAACGAGCAAGAGCGCCGCGCCGCCTGCTTTCCTGAGCTTCTGGAGGCTTTGAAGTGGCACCGTGACGCACTCGATTTAGGCGATGTTGCTTTTTATGAGCGGCATGGTTTCAACGTGTCCGAAGTGATGCCACGCACACGCGCAATCATCAATAAGGTAGAAGGAAATCAGCAATGAAATACATCCGCCAATATCTGATCTACCGCCGCGCTGGTTTCACGGTGCTTAACTCTCTCAAACGTGCTTGGAAGGTGTGGAAATGAACGTGTATCAAAAACTGAATGCGGCCCGTGCTGCGTTTCACTCCAAGCCCCTGAAAAAGTCAGGGCATAACAAGTTTGCAGGCTATGACTATTTCGAGCTTGGCGACTTCGTTATCCCTGCGCTGTCAGTGTTCGCAGAACATGGGCTAACGTCAATCATCAGCTTTGGCGATGTGGCGTCTATGACCATCGTAAACAATGACAAGCCAGAAGAAACCATTGTCATTACTTCGCCTATGTCTGAGGCCAATTTGAAGGGCTGCCACGCTGTCCAAAACCTCGGGGCAGTGCAGACATACCTGCGCCGTTATTTGTGGGTTGCGGCGCTTGAAATCATCGAGCATGACGGTTTGAACATGACGCAATCAGAAGCAAAGCCAAGCGGGTTTGACATTTTGGAGGCTTTAGATTTGGTGGAGTCATCGCTCACATTGCAATCGCTGGAAAGCGTATGGAAAGACCAAAGCACCAAAGCGCGTAAGGCGGCGAATCGCGGAGGCTATGATGCTCTGTTGAATGCCGTAAATGACAAAAAAGCGGCGCTGTCAAAATGAAAGAAGTAATCTTTCGCGCATCCAGCATTGGCAAGCTGATGACGGAGCCCAAATCCAAAAGCGAAGGCCCGTTGTCAGTGGGTGCCAAGACTTACATTCGAGAGCTAGTCGCGCAGGAAATTCTGGGGATTGATTTTCAAGTCTCCAGCAAGCCCATGCAAAAGGGCATTGAATGTGAGGAAACGGCCATTCAGCTATTGAACAATGTGCGCGGGATTTGGCTAGTCAAAAACACCGAGCGCCGATTGCTTAACGGCATTACCGGCGAGTGCGATTTGTTTGATAAGGTCAACAAGCGCGGCCACGATATAAAGTGCTCATGGTCTGCGGCCACGTTCCCCATCCTGCCTATGGACTGCGAGGATAAGGTCTATGAGTGGCAAATGAGGGCTTATATGATGCTCTGGGACGCGCAGGAATGGAGCGTTGACTATTGCCTAGTTGATACGCCTGCGCACCTGATAGGCTACGAGCCGCCAGAGATGCACGTTTTTTGGCACATCCCCGAAGCCCATCGGGTGACAAGCTGGAAGCTAGAGCGCGATGAGGAAA